ACTCATCGGCAATCTGCTGGAGCGAGATCGTGCTGCGCTGGTAGCTCACGCGCCGTTCCCACCCGACCTGCCACACGGCGACGCCGTAGCTGAGGAGGTAGTTGGCGAACAGCTCGCGCTCGCGCCCAAGCTCGCGCCGGCGCTGCTGGCGGAAATGGTTCACGAGCTTGGCCACCTGCTGCGCCTTGGCCTCGTTCGCCGCGCTGGCGGGCACGGCCTTGACCTGCGCCCGGGCGCCCGCGGTGGTGAGCACCGCGGAGAGATCGCGGATGATGCCGTCCACGAGCGGCTGGCGGGTGTCGGCCGCGCCGTCCCACGGCAGGCAGGCATCGCCGAGCAGGTCGCGCTTCTTGCGGCCGGACGGATGCTGGCCGGACCAGCGGGTGAACCGGGCCTTGTCGGCGGTGTCCGAACGCCACTGGCGGCCGAGGTAGCCGCCGGCCTGCTCGAATTCGCTCACGAGCAGGTCGATGTCCGGCTCGCGCGTGGTCTGGAGCAGCACGTCTTCGTTCTGCTCGGAAGTTTGAGTTGTCATTGGGCTGTCAAGAAAGCAGCCCAGCCAAAGCGCGCCCGGCGGTTCGGACACCGGACACGCCCGCTACCATTCACGCCGGCGGGGATTTGTCAAGGGATGGTTGCTTTACCTCACACATAACTCAACTCCCGCTTCGGGTCCAAATACTGCAAGTCCGCCATGACCAGATAGCCCAGCAAGTCCGCGAAGTCCTTCCAGGCGTGCTTCTCGCCGCCCACGGGACCGGGCCAGTGGTTGAACGTCCCGATCACCTGCTGCGCGGCCGCGCTCACGTAGAGCCGCGGGCAGTTGCTCACCATGTCGAGCGGCTGGTCGTCCTGCCAGTGCAGCAGGCGGTTCACCTGCGCGATGCGCGTCTCCTGGTCCGTGCCGCTCGCGGTCAGGAACTCCATCGCCTCGCCGTCCTCGCCGTCCTCGGGCGTGGCAAACTGGTCCACCAGACACGTCCCGCCGTGCTCCTGCGCGTGCGGGTTGCGCCCCGCCCGCGGGTCAATGAACCGCGCCACGACCTCCAGCCCCAGCTCGTGCTCCACCGCGCGCCACACGCGCTTGAGCTGCGCCGTGCCGAGGCCCAGCGAGTTCTGCGCCGGGCCGGCCTTGTAGAGCTTGCCCACGGCATCGCCGGAGCCGTCGAGGTTGGGGATGGCCCACTCGCCGTAGTTCGCCGCGTCCGGCCAATCGGCCATGACGTAGTAGCGGTCGTCCGGCGTCACGCGCACCCACAGGCTGGCAAAGTTCCGCGCGCCGGCCGGGTCCACGAACTGATAATCCGTGCCGGTCTTGGGCAGGTGCTCGGGCGCGACCACGTTCCACTCGCCAAACTTGGGGAACGGCCGGCCCACGGTGTCGCGGGTGTAGCCGTAAGCGATGCGTTGAATGTATTCCGGCGAGCGCGGCTTGCCGTTCTTGCCCCGGCAGTCGTCCTTCACGGCATCGTAGAAGGTGCGCTGCCCATCGCCGAAGCGGTTGAACTCGGACCAGAAGTAGATCACGCGCCCGCGCGTGGTGGCGGGGATTTGGATGTAGGGCATGTGGCCCACGGGCAGGCCGGGGACGTTCACGCGGTCGGGCAACAGCTCGGCACGGCGGCTCTCGCGCGTGACGGGCGCATCACCCACGGCTTCCTTGATCGTGGCGGTCATGCCGTTGATGGGCGTGAAGCTCCAGATGAGCTGGGCCTGCTGGAAGCGCAAGCGGCGCTGGAGCATGAGCCACCAGTTCACGCGCAGGTTCTCGTCCGGCCACACGGCCACGACGGTCTTGCCCGGCACGCCGAACATCTGGCCTTCCAGGTCGCCCGGGTCCTGCTGGTAGGTCTTGAACATGAACTTGCTGCCGTTGGGCAACGCAAGGAGCTGGTCACTGAACCCGTGGTGACTCGAATACTTGATGTAGAACTTCTTGCTCTGCTTGCCGTTGAGCGCCTTGAACTCGTTGGGCAAATAGTGCCAGAGGATTTGCTGTTGCGTCTCGATGCTGCTCTCGAAGTTCTCCGCGATGCACAGCAGCTTGCAGCCCGGATTGTGAACGGCGGACTCAATCAGCCGCCGTCCCGCGTAGCGCGATTTGCCCGAGCGGTTGCCGCCCAGGAGCATGAGGAACAGCACGCGCCCGTGCTCGTCCGACTCGGCCAGCAGGCGGTCGGCATCCGCCCAGTGCGGCGGGTCGGGCTCGTGGCGGAACGGATCGGCCTTGGCGTCGAGGATGGCGTTCTCGCGCCGCGCATAGGCGTGCGCGATGCGTTCCGCGCCATCCGGCTCCGCCAGCGTGGCCGCCAGCTCCGCCGCCGTGGGCACGGGAAACAGCGGGTGCGGCGTCCATTTGAGCGCGGGGAGGGTCATGTTAATTCAAGGAACTCAGGCGCAACAAGTCTCTCTCCTTGGAACCATCGCAAAAGCGATGGCAATTTGTCTTCGCGCGACGGGTCTTTAAACCATCCCGTGCCGTCCACCGATTCAACCCCAAGGTCTTGGCATAACCACACCTTTTCGATGTTGTTGACGCGCCCGACGTGGACGCGCTTAAATTTGCTGGCCAAAGTCTTAACGGTGCGCCACTTAAAGGAGTCACTGCCGCCCACAAACACGATTGCTGCTGATTCTGGCACATCGTCTGGCGTCATGCCGTCCTGGACCGCAAACGCTTTCGGCCATCCGATTTCGTCCACGGCAGGCGCGTAGCGTTTCCAGTTATCCAAAGTCGCCTGCCTGTTCGCCACCACATCGGGCACGATCGCCCACAGCGGCTTGTAGCCGGTCATCCGTGCCCATTGCAGCATTTCGCGCCACGCCGGTTCGCTCCATGCCTTCTTTTGCTGCCAGGCGGTGAAGGCGTCGTTGTCGAGGGCATACGGCAGCCACGGGCGTAGCGCCTGTTTCTTGAAGTAGGAAGGTCCGAGCAGCAGCCCCGCCTTGCCGGGCCATTTGCCAGCGGCGTAGTGCCACGTCGGGTTGCTTTGTCCAGCCATCATCATCATTGCAAGGCAGCTTCGAGTTTCTTGCAGGCAGGACACTGACCACAGGGCTTCGCCCCGCCTCGGTAGCAAGTCCAGATTTCGTGAACTGGGACTCCGAGTTGTTTAGATAGGTCTGCAATTTTCCACTTCGGCCAATCAACATACGGGGCGCACACCTCCACGTTCACTTCCGCCGTCTTCAGCAACGTGTTGAACAGTTGCAGGAACGTCATGCGGCAGTCAGGGAAGGCGGCTTCGTCGTCCTTGTTGCAGCCGATAGTCACCGTGTCCGCTTTGGCTTGCACTGCGAGGTTCACGGCCAGAGCAAGCAAGATGCAGTTGCGATTAGGCACGATCCAGCTTTCGTCATTCAGGCCGCCGAGCAGCGGTAGTTCCATCGTTGTGTAGAGCACGCCGAGACGGTGGCAGTGTCCTTTTGCAAACGTCAGTTCTTGGACGTGGCGTTGCTTGTAGTCGAACAACAGGCAGTGGACGCTATGCCCTTGTTGCTTGAGGTCGTAGAGCATCGTCACAGAGTCAAGACCGCCTGATAACAAGTGAATAATGGTTTTAGGCTGCATAAAGTTGGTCTTTACTTCCCCCACCCCAATTCCTCCGCCGTGGGCATTTCCACGTCGCGGTTGACCGGCGCGGGCGGCGGAGCGGCGCCGTCCTCGGCCTCGGGGTTGTAGGCATCGTGGAAGCGCATCCGGGCGCTCTCATAGACCAGCGCGCAATCGCCCGTGGGGCCGTTGCGCTGCTTGGCGATGAGCAGGTTGATCCGGCGCAGGTGCTTGCGCCAGTTCAGCGGCGTCCACTCCGGCAGCAGCTTCGCCTTGCGCATGGCTTCGGCTTCCTGCTCGGGCAGCTCGAACTGGTCCAGAAACCGGAACTGCTCCGGCCGGCGCCCCTGGTCTTCCCACTGCGCCTGCGGCTTGCGCAGGTCCGCGTGATACAGGAAGCCCACCACGTCCGCATCCTGCTCGATCTGGCCGCAGTCCTTCAAGTCGCTCAACACCGGCTTGCGGTTCTTGTTGTCCTCCTGCTCGATGTTCCGGTTCATCTGCGCCAGCACCACCACGGGCAGGTTCAGCTCCTTGGCCA